CGTAACATTTGCACCAACTATAATAGAGTTGGTTATTATTGATGATCCGACAACGTGCAATTCTGCGTTTGGGCTTGATTTACCCACACCCAAACGGTTTAAACTGGTGTTAAAAAACAGCCCTGAATTATCTTGAGTATAAACGCCAGAGGCACCAGCGAATATTACGGACCCCTGGGTGAACTGCGTGTCCGTCCCTGTGCCGCCGTTCGCCGTCGGCAGGACTCCAGTCACGTCTGCCGTGAGATCAAGCTCAGCCCAAAGCGGAGCGGTTGCGGTCCCATTGGATTTAAGAACCTTGCCGGAAGCAACCGCCGCCAGCATGCCGATGGATGAGGCTCCAGAAGCGTAAGGCAACGCGCCGACGGTATAGGATGCCGATTGCGCAAAGTGGAATGTCGTCCCGCTTTTCGCCATCCCGTTTCCGGCGGTGTAAACGGTCGAGGCGGACGAGCGAGCAAAGGTCAAATCCGTAGTCCCAACGATGATTACCCCTGTGGTCGTCAGCGTGTAACCGCTGCCAGCGTTCGCGGTCCCTTCCTCAACAAACGTGGTCAGGCCACTCGTGACCTCCGCATTTTCATCAGCGTCAACCGACCGGCTCCAAGCTCCTGTTGAGCAAACATAGATTCCGTTCTCTGATCCCGTGCTCTGATCTTTGACGAGAACTCGGTCCCCGTCAGTCACGGACACGCCGTCAATGGTCTGCTCCCCGCTTAACGCGATGTCGGCGGTCGTCGCAGCCAGCACGGAATCCTTCCAATCCTGCCCCGCGGCGATTCCGTCCACGTAAGCTTTTGTCGCGGCGTGGTTGTCACTTGTCGGCGTGGCGACGGTAAGTGACCCCGAAGCGTCGCGAGTGGCCAATGTTGAAGCTGTCGCGGCCTCGGCGGCATGGTATCCGTCGGTGCGATCGGCATTAAGATTTGAAACGACACCATTCTTGCTGGAATGGACTCCAAATGGAACTGATCCGGAAGCCGGATTGTAGGTAAAAATTCCAGTGATGGTTTCATCTCCATCCTGGCGGAGCAGCGTGAAGATGTCTGTCCCGTCATATCCTTTGGTGCGTTTCGTAGTCGTATTGTGCCAATGCTGGGACGTAACAGGAGAGACGGGATCACTCGATACCGGGTCGAACATCACGTTCATGATCTTCGACGCTTGCTCGAAATCTAAATCGGTTTGAACTGGTGTTACTGGCATAGGTCAGGACAGAAATGCAACGCCCGAGATTGCGGAATTGAATTCGAGCGTCGTGGTTGTTGTGTCGCCCTTTTGAATGTAACCAAAAACGGGCTTGTTGGCTGAGTTGTAAACGCGAATGTCTCCCGGCTCATAGCCGAGATTGTGATTGATGGTCCACGTCGTTGATGGAACCGCTTGCGTGTGCCGGTAGTTATAGGCTGACGAGCTTGACGCCACGGTTGTTTCAGTGGCTGTCACCCAATCACTTTGGGCGCCGGTGGATGACTTGAATGCGATGCGGAAGTCATAGCTCGTCGATGGCACCAATTCCGCGATGATGTAATTGATGGAATCGCCCGTAAGCGTCGCGGACGTTTCAAATTCGCTGTCACTGGTCTTTTTCCACTGTATTAAAATCGATCCGCCGACGATGACAAATTGATCAGTCGTTTGATCCCAAGTCACCTCCATGCCCCCAAGGGCGCGGCCTCCGGAGACTGGTGTTGCCGCAAAATTCGATGGCGCATCGACTGACCCGTCCGCAAGTTCCGGTTCGTCAGGGATTGTCCAAGACTGCTCATCGCTTCCGCTGGTCCAATCGTAAACGCTGCTGGCTTCCTCGGTGAGATTGAGGACCACATCGAGATTTCCTTTGTTCGGCTCAAGCATCCACCCATCCACACGATAGGTCTGGTTGTCGATATGGTAACGCGGCAAATCTACTTTCACCGTTCGACCTGCCTGAGCCCTCAAAGCCTCGATGTTGCAGCGCAGCTCGAGCGATCGTTCCATTCTCCCCTGCTCCAGTGCAATTTTGGCGATTCGCTGCGCCATTTGCGGAGTGCTGGTCGCCGGGAGATCCAAACCAATAATCAACTCTTCGCCGTCAGCCGTTTCATACGCAGAGTTCGTCACGGGCGGATAATCAGCGGGATTCCACCGGTTCAAGTGGTTCATGAAAAACCCCTTCACGTAATTGTATCGATCCCGCTTGGATCGGCGCGGCTTGAAGCTGATCGGGCCGGAAAGGATGTCTTCGGTGACCGTGAATGTTGGCGTTTGGTAGGCGCCGGCATACATCGCCCACTTCCCGCCGATGTAACAAACCACACCCGCGAACGAATCCTTGAATTGTCGCATGATTTCCTCGGGGCTTTTGTCGAGGTTCACCACGCCGTTGAACGTGTATCGCAGTTCCTTCGCGGTGTAGGCGTGCTGCCCTGTTCCGTCATTGGTGATGGTGACCGGATCACCGTCCAATGTCAGCGAAACCTCGAACGCGTCCTTTGTCGCATTGACGACATAGTAATCCGTCCCGGTGTTCAGGCCTGCCGGAAGGGTTCCATCCGTCCCGAATCTGAGAATCTGCGAGTTGAACAATCCGTGCGGCGGGGTGGCTGGCGTGATCTTGTTGGCGTCGGTGGCATACTGCGTCGTGAACGTATCCGTCGCTTCAAGCGCAACTTGCTCGTCGCAAACATTCGCAGCCGCATCAAAAGCGTCATGATCAATTTCATTGGTCCAATCAACGTTGGGGCCGATGGTCGCCTGGCTGAGGTAATGCGCCAAACAGAGGGCTGGATTGGTGGTGTATCCCGTGGAGTCGGCTCGACCGTCGACAACGTCATTGCGCCCCTCTACCACGGCCGACACGTTGGGCAGTCCGTTGGGAAAAATATTCGGATCGTGCTGAAGACGGATCGACAAGTAAGCGACCCCTTTCAACGTGTGCGCCGAGGTCCATTCATCGGAATCATTGACGAGGTCAGAGTCTGCAGTTTGGCTTGCGGATCCAAGATGCTTTCTGATGCGAACTTTGCCGGCCCATTTGCCCGTTCCTTCGTCATTCTCATCGAGACCGACAAGTTGATCGTCGAAGTAAATCTCAGGGATTGCTTTGATCGGCCCGTCGCAAAGCACCAGCACGAGGTAAAGGAATTTGTTGTCGGATGAGTTGTCGATATATGCCCAAATGCCGCCGATCCGCGTTCGGCCATAAACCACGCGCCGCGGAACGATAGCCTGCCTGATCATTACAATCTGAGACTGAGCATCGCTCAATGCAGCGGCCCTAGCCTTTTTGGCCTGGTTGTAATTGTGAACCGCAGAAGCGACGGTTCCCCCGACAAAAAATGCTGACCCAATACCTAAAGTCCAAGGACCGATCATTGGGCCAACAAACGGCACGGTGAGCAGTAGAGCCCCGCCGAGGATCTTCAATAATTTGCTAAAAAAGCCTCCCATACTCTATTTGTGGCCAATACCCCAAACGATTTGACCGTGCTTATAGATTGAAACCAATTCGATCCCTTTGGATCCGATGACGGCCGCTTCCGATCCGACGCATACCCCCATGAATTGATTCTTATTCACCTGGAGTAAAACAACGTCGCCTCGCTTAGCGGAATGCAGGCTTATTTGGGGGAACTCCTTGAACATTCCGAGGGTGAACTTTTTCATGCCGCCGTTGTCCTTTATGATCTTCGCCGCATCAGAAGCATTTTTGTATTTGCCTCGCCAAGGCTTGATGACGTCCACATCGATACCTAGCGCCCCGATAACTTCCGAAGCAAAAGTCATGCAATCAAGCTGCCCGCACTTGAGCGGAGTGTTGCGTTTGCCCTCAATGATGGCATTCAATCGAGTCTCCCAGCCTTCGGAACGTTTACGAACGCCAAAGGAATTGCCTGTCTGGGATGGTCGAGATGAATTCGAATCCTTTGTCTCCGGCATAAAGCTTTTGTTGATCTTGGTCGGTGTATCTGTGTTGTATGGGCCTGAGTTGATCGATCAGTCTTGATTCCGCATTGATAATGATTGAAGCCTTTTGTCCGTCGTCGCGGATTTCTCCGGTGTCCATAAGTCCGCCAAAGAATTTGAAAGGTGTTCCAACGATCGCTCCTGAACTGTTAAGAAAAGCGATCCAAATACTGACATTATCACCTTGAAATGCATCCTCCACAGCGTCGCTGATCAGATCTGAATCAACCCCCGAAAAAGTGATCTTCACCCCATTAGCGCTTCCGTCGGTTTGTTCGGAAAATGCTGAGAATGACACGAATTTCCCTGTCCCGGTCCAAGTCTGGCTGTTCCAAGAAATCTCACCTTGCCCTGTCCATATTCGGACGGTTCCCGTAGGAAACGCCATCTCAGCCAAACAAGCCGGACGCACAACCTGCTGTTGCACCTCCGTTACGACATCAGCATGTAGATCTCGCTCGCTCATATGGCCTCGATCGCGTCAAATTGAAATCCCGCGCAAAGCTGGTTTCGGTCGTATTTGAGTGACGGCATCTCGATAACTCGAAAAATCCCCTTCGGGCCGGAAATGGTTAAAGGGTCATCGTCCCCAGGGGAACTGCGGAGCCCGGGCCAAATATCAAAGGTTGCGTTTCCCCCGACGTCGCTGTTTGCATCCTGCAGAACTCGGTAAAGGTGATTCCCCAACTGGAACCAATCCCCCGCTTTAAGGATGCCGGTCTCGCTGGGATCCCATCCATCAGTCACCAAGCTTTGGCCGGTCTGGCTTGCGCCATTTACCAATGGCGTTCCTCCAGCTCCACCGCTGGGCGCGCTGTCCAGTGATGGCGTCAACCAAAAGGTTCCTTCCAATCCATTCAAAGCCATAAACCACGCCTCCCAAGTTTTGGCCTGAGCCACGCGCATGGGTGCGATTTTGATGGTCGCCTCGAGACGTTTGCCGCCCCAGTCGTAAACCTTCAAGTTCTTGGAAAATGGCGATTCGCTGGAACTCACGCTGGATTCTTTCTTCCAGGTTATTTCGCTGATTCCTCCGGAGGTCGGAAAATTCAATGGATAGGTGATTGCCATGATCAGCCAAAAAAAGAACCGAGAATTCCGCCCAAGCCTCCTGCAGCCGACAATCCGGCAATCCATCCTTTGATGCTGGTGCGGTCAGTTTTCAGGCTTTTGAGATCTGATTCCAGGACGTCAAGACGTTCATCGAGGCGCTGCACCTGCTGCAACATTCCTTCCGCGCCAAGTCCGTTCCCTTGCAGAGCCGCGAGTACGTCCTGCAAGGTTTTTTCAATGCCTTGGATTTGGATGATGAGCTTGTTGACTTCGTCCTGGCTCATGAGTTCCTCTTTACTTCGTTCCTTCCACCGCAACGGTGACACCCGCGAAAAAGGCCGGCGTGCTGGTTCCTGTGATGGTGACGTGAGGGCGCACGTATTCCTTTAGAGCCTCCACGCTGAGAGTCAGCGATTGAAACGCAGCGGCCGCGTCGGTCACCTGAGTGAACGCGCCTCCGGAGACGTCCGTGAACGCGATTTCCTCGGTGTAGAATTCCCGAGAATCGTCGGCGTCCAGAGACCACGAAGTATTGTCATGACTGGCTGAGTTGCCGCCGCTGGAAAGTCCGCTATTGGTGCGCCACATGACATTGGCATCCGCGTCGGCGGTGTAATCACCTTCCAAAACGAGCCAATAAACCGTGGCATCGGAAAGGTCGACAGGGGTGGCGAATGTGAAGGTCACCCAAGTGTATGAAGTCGTCACCTCCGAATCGATGTCGACGGTGTTTGACGTGGCGAGGGCGGTGCCGGCCGGACCGCTGGAATCTGCTTCGATTTTCGCGGTGAGCTTCTTACCCGCCGCGATGCCGCTTGCCTTCTTGAGCGCGAGAGTCACCTTTTTGATGGAGGCGGCTCCGGACTTCGTGAAACTGGCGGCAAGCTTCACATTCGTGGTAGCCCCTTCGCGCAGTTCGGCGTCAACCGCTCCCGCCACAAGATAGGATTCCCCTCGAGCGATGTCGCCCTCTTGGAGTTTCACATCCAATGTCGGGGAGGAACCGGCTTCATTGATGGCTTGCAAGGTGAATTGCGATTCTCGGCCGTGGTACAGGGCGATTTGGAGATCTGCCTGGCCTCCTTCATTGGAGTCGAGGTATTTCAGGGCCGGGAGCAAGTTCAAGACGGTTGGCTTCATGTGTGATGGTCCTTTCTATGATTTACGATTGGAAAACTTGAGTGACGGTTCCGCCCCGCTGAACGAGGTCGATGAAATTGGTGATGAGTTCCTTGCCATGCTCGTTGAGCATTTCGGCGACCTGCGGCGCCTGGACTCCGGATTCAATGTTGTTGGTCTGGTGAAGGTGAACTTGGGTCAGCTTTTGTTCGCTCACCGCCTTTTCAATGACCTTGGTTTGGCGCGCGCTGGAAGATGCCGGCATCTGGACGGCCGGAGATTCCATCTTTGCCATGAACCGTTTGGATTGATCATGCGAGAAGATCGTCCCCTTGAAGTCTGGGACCATAATTTCTGGTCCTTTTTCACCAACAATGATCGGCTCACCAACATTTGGCCGGCCTCCGGAGGCAAATCCAGGCAGAATGCTCTTGATGGCTTTGAAAATCCCGCCAAGCAGTCCGCCGCCGCCCCCCATACCGAGTCCGTCGCCAATCAACATCTTTCGAAGCTGAATCTTGGCGAGATCCTTGATGATGGAATCAACCAACCCCTTGAAACTGAATTTGCCATTCTCGACCAAATCATCGATCGAGCTTTCGATGTTCCTGTTCACGGCATACCATTGCTCCTGGACGGTCTGGATCTGGGAATTGATCTTGTCGATTTCCTTTTGATAATCCTCGCCGATGTTCTCGAGCGATTTTCGAAATTCCTCCTGATCGATCGCTCCGGATTTGAGTTGCTCCCGCAGCTTGGCAACGGTTGCCGTGTATCGATCCGTGGCAATAGTGATACTTCGAACCGGCTTTTCAGTGAGATCAAATTCCCGGGCGGTGTTCGCGATCGCCCGGTTAAAAGTGTCCTGAGTGATAACTCCGGATTCGTTGAGGCGGATCAGACGGTCAATTTCCGTCTGATACATTTCGGCGTTGGTGCGAGTGGCATTGAACACTTGCTGCGCCTCGCCAACCATTGCTTTCATGCGGTCAACGCCAGCGGTGAACTCATCCAATCCGATAACGTTTTCTTTGAGCTGGATCGAAAGGACTTCGAATTGCCGGCGAAAAGCGCTCAAGGCCTGAGTCGGCGCGTCCTGGATGTCTTTGATGGACTCGTCCAATGAATACTGAAGAGGAATTTCGATCGGGGGGATTTCAAGCGACCTGTCTTTGATCCGTTTCTCAAGGTCGGTGATTGCGGAATCCACATCCCCTTGAAGCCCTTGAATGCTCTCAATCAACTTCAATCCCGGGAAGCCTTTTTCGGACAGATTTTCAAGCTTGGCGGTCACCTCTTTGAACATCTCCCCGAAAGTGTCGCGCACCATGGCGATCGATCCCTCGGTTTGATCGCTCATAGCCCTGGACCAAGCCTCATCGATCTTCGCTGCCGCTCCTTCCACATCCCCCACAAGTCCGGAAATCTCGCGTTGAGCAGCAGCTCGCGAGTCCTGCAAGCGTCCGCTGAATTCATCAGCCGAAGCATTGAATGCGGTGAACATTCCACTGACCCCCTGCAAGCCCGGGACAACTGACAGCGCTTTGCCAAGGCTTGCAAACGTTTCTTGGAACTGACGCAGACGGGTAGTTGCCTCCTGAACGAAATCGATCAGGTAAACCTTGGCTCCATTGAAGGCTACCCTTGCAAATGTGTCGAAATTTTCAAAAGCAACCTTCGCGACTCCTTGGAACCCATTCAAAAGCTTGCGGGCTCCTTCGATGACGCTCGCGAAAGTGAATCCCACCGCAGAAATCGCCGCCCCCACCGCGTTTGCTCCAATCTGGATGGCATGAAATGCGTTTTGAATGCCCGCCCCAATCCCAGCGATGAAATTCATTGAACTCTTGACAGCTTCACCCACCAAATCTCCGGACTTGGCCATATCCAGGAGCCGATTTGAGGCGAGTTCAATCAGCGGGGCCAATTCTACAGCCAACCGATTGGAGATCCCCTTGAATGCCTGACCAAGCTTGGTCATCGCATCGTTTGCCCGCTCCACTTTGATCGCATCGATGCGGGAGATGGACACGCCCAGTTGATCGAGTTCTTTTCGGGACGCTTCCAGTCCTTCACGCCCCATTTCAAGGGTATTGAGCAAACGCACCCCCTCTGAATCGAACAGCTTTTGAGTCAACCGGACGCGATCGGAGGCGTTCTCCACTTCCTTCATTGCATCCGCGATGGCCAGAAACTGCTCTTCGGTTCCCAGTGTGTTCAGTCGACTCGCTTCCAGACCAAGCTCGCGGATCGCATTGCGTGCCTCCCCTGTCCCTTGTGCCGCCTCCGCTATGCGGCGCGTCATCCGCTGGAGCCCCATATCCAACACTTCAGCCGAGGATCCACTCAGATCGGCGGCATGACGAAAGGCCTGCAAACTTTCTGTGGCAATCCCGAGCCGATCGGATGTCTTGGCCAGGTTATCAACTGCAGTGAGTCCTTTCTGGGTGGCGGCAACGATTGAGGCCGAGGCGACAGCAAGTGAAGCCGTCATGAGTCGGGAAATATCCTTCCCAGCCTGCTTGAGCTGCTTACCGGTCCTCCCCATGGCCTTGTCGATGTCCTTTTTCAGGTTCGTCGACGCGGCCCGAAGGTCCATGAAAACTGTGCCGATGTTGACTGCCATACTACGAATTTATGATGGACGCCCACATGAGCAGCTTGGCTCGTATGACATCGTCCGGTTCAATGGTCGCTTCTGTTCTGGTTCCATATTCGGGCATGAGGTCTGATTCCTTCAATTTGCCTCCATGGCACCGATAGACTGCGGCGGCTATCAGGGCTGTTCGTGCATCGTTGAGCTTTTGCTCAGCTATCCAAGACTTTCTGTAGTCCTGGGCGATGACTTCCAATTCGGCCGGCGTGAGAGTGTCGAAGGCCTCCCAAGGGACTCCAAACTCTCGCGCCGCCCGCGCTTGTAAGACGATGAAGTCTCTCACTCATCCGCGTCAGGTGATGCGGCCGACTCCTTCAAAGCCTTGACGACCTGCGGAATCGTCACGTATTGCGAGAGCTCCTTGGCCTTTTCGTCATCGATCCCAGGAGCCGCCCAGCGAATCCCGGCTTGCGCGATCCGCTGCAGGTTTTGCGGCTTGATTTCCGCCTCCTTCGCCTCCCCGTCTTCACCCATGAGATCGATGCCGAGGACATTCTTGATTTCCTTGAGCGCCCCAAAGGTGAAGAGCATGTTGATTGGGTCATTCATGGATTAAGCGTCGGGGTCATTGGTGTTATCGGGGGCGATTGTAATTACCCCAGAGATCTCGAAGACAAGTTCGGCGGTCATCATTCCTTCGGTAGGAAATTCATCAATTTTGAAGTTTTTGATGAATGCGGTGAACATGAATGACATCTTCTTGGTGCCATCCGCTTTGGATTTCACCGTCACAATCCAAGTCGGGATCGCGGTGTTTGGCGTGCTGGCGGCGGTGTCCGTCACGTAAAGCATAATGTGATTAGTGTCCTGCGGATCAAAGGCGATTCGAACTGTCAGGTCTCCAGAATCCCAGATCCCGGCAAGCTTGGTTTTGACGGTGTCATCGTGCGTTGAGCTGTCGATCACCGCTCGACTGATGTCGATTCCCCCCACGGAAATGACGCTGCCGATCTCGTTGGCAGCGGCAATGGTGGTTTTGTAGAGCTTAGCTCCAAATGTTGCGATTTTTTCTGGCATGATAGGTTCCTCAGTTGTTCGTTAATAGTGCTGTGAAATCGATGATCTCTTCGTTGGATTTCAGTTGTTCATTGTAAAAGTGGGTTCCGCCACTGCGGGCTATGTGACCAAAAGTCGTGTCTCCGGTGACTCCCGAATACCCTGAGAGCGCCGTGATGACCAGATCACGAAGCGCAATGCCCTGAACTCGCCCTCGAGTGTGGATGTGGATGGAGAACTCAAGATCCTCCGCATTCTGATTGCCGTCGTGGGTTCGATACTCGCGATCGTCGTCCCCCTCGTTATCGAGCACGATATAAGGAAAGACCGGATCGTCCTTTACCTCGCCGTGAAGGAAAACTTTGCTTCCGACATTGCCTTCGCTTGTCACCGCGTTAACGACGAGCGTTCGAATGTCTTTGACGGCATTGGTCAGGCTCGAAGGCATCAGATGACTCCTTTCTTTTTGAGCCGGTTCGCCGAAGTCTGAACGGCTCCCTTGATTTCCTTGGCGTAGATGGTGATCGCTTCGTCCTTGGTCGCCTCGAAGGCGGTTTCAAGGAAGTGCGATCCGGAGACCGCTTTACCGCTTGTGTGGGTAAACCCAAATTCCTTCAAGTGGGCAATATTGGCGGGAATGTGAGTTTTGCCATCCACTTCGGCAGTCACTCGGCGATCGGGCCCAATAAATACCGCGACGCTTCCGTTCCGGTTGGTCTTCACCTTTCTCCGAAGCGATTTCCGAAGCGTGCCGGTCCGCTCATCCTTTCGGGCTTCCTGTTTGGCAGCTTTGAGCATGGGCTTGGAAGCCTTCGTTAAAGCGATCCTCATGCCGCCGCGCTCAATCTTGCCGGCAATGGCGTTGAGATTGTTCGCGACCTGGCCAAATCCCTTGAATGTCGTCTCGATCTTAGGCATCGGAGCTCCTTCTTTTGGTCAAAAGTTCGATCTTCTCCGGTCGTCCTCCCGGGATGGGTAGAACGGCTAGGATGTCGTATTCAGTGGAGCCCTCGACGACCTTGTCCTTGGGCGCAATCCCGCTCGTATTGGAGTTGAACCAAATGGTGAATTTTGTTTCGGTCTCCGATGCGATTTGCTGGGCTTGCTCGTATTCTTGGCCGCGCAGGTGCTTCTTTGCCGCCCATTCGGTGGCGACCGTGGACCATGATTCATCCTGCGCACCCATGGCATTTGGTGTGCGCGAAGGAGTCTGAATCACGATTTTGGTGTCCAGGTCGCCGGGGTTCATTTCAAAAAGTTGTTGATGATGGTGTTAATCATGTCCCAAGTGCCGTCAGCCCTTTGCTGCGACTTGAGGTCGGACTTGATTTCGTCATCCGAATTCTTACCGTTTGGCGTTTTCTTCAGAGCGCGTCTAAACTGATCCGCAGCCCTAACGCCAGAGATCGCCGCCTTCTTCCATTTGCGGTTTCGAATGCTTGTGTAAAGCAGGCCAAGCCCAACGATGCCCTCGCCCACAAGGCGCGCCCCAGGGAACGGCAACAGGCTTGATCCAGTCCGGACAATCTCGGCCGCTTCCGGTTTCAATTCGTGCTTGTAAACCACAGGCGGAAGGTTGGTCCGAATCATTTCATTCGGGTTGACTGGATTGGGGATCAAAACGTCACCGGTTCCGTCATTGACCGGTTCAGCGTTCTTGTGCTGCTCTGCAAGCTCGGGGTTGTCGGGCGTCTTGTCCGTGATCCATCCGTCAACGGTGGAGCAACCGATCAAAGTCGGGATGATTAAAATGAAGATGAAATTTTTCATGCCATTGGGACTTTGAAAGTTTGAATGATGGCCTTGATCCAGTCAGGGATTTGGCCTTCAGGTGATCGATTGGCATACCATTCGTTCACCAAGATCTTGATCGCGGATTTTAATGCCTCCGGAACGTCCGAGGCGTTGGATCCATATCCGGCGGTGTATGTGATTCGGATCGGCTCCGGAACGGTATCCGTGTCTGGAATATCTTCAAACCAGATCCCGCCGTCCTCGCCGGCGACCACATGATAGTTGCTCGTCGCGTATCCGGTTTGGAGAACTCCATCGATGTCGACATAATCGACCGAGGTGATTGAGATGACCTTTGGGCGAGGGAGCCGATAAATCTCCCCCGCCGTCAGGTCGTTTTTCAAGGAAACCTTCCAGGTCTGCGTGATCAGGCTTCGGCGTGTCCATTCCTCGATTAGCTCCCTTGCCGCGGCGCCAAGGGCAGCAATCAGCGAGTCATGGTCCGTATGAGTCACGCGCAAGAACGTCTTCAGCTCCGAGGCGGTCACAGGTTCCGCCCCGGGCGCTGAAGTGCGTTCAAGATTGACCCAGCGAATGTTCACTTCGACTTGGTTTCCTTTTTGGACTGGGACTTGGTTTCAGGCGGATTTTTGGACAGCGCGCCCGCAAGGGCGAGATCTTCCCAAACTTGCTCTCCGACGATGTCCCTTTCGATCTTATCGCCTTTGAATCCGTGCTTGCCGGGTTTGATCACACAATCCCGCGTGAGATACGCAACTTGTTCTGCTTGTTTGCTCATAATGTGTAAAATTTGTCTTAATTTGGTGAGTTCGGTTAGATAACCGTGACAAGGTCCTTCGCGGCGGCGAACGATGCGACGCGGGACACCAATACGTCGTAAAACGCAGCGATGTGAACCTGAGTGATGCCCTGATCCATCTTGAGGTATGGGTTTGGCACGATTTCGATGCCTCCCCACTGACCGATGATGAGATCGCGCCAGTTGCCAAAGATCATGGCCGAGAGGCTCGTTCCGGCGCCCTTGGTCAAGTTGGAAGGCACCACGTTGGAAGTCGCCGTCCGGTAGCCGTTCAGCGTGGAAGATCCTTCAGGCCAGACGAATTGACCGGAACCGGCGTCCACTTTGGTTTCCTTCAGGGTGGTTTCGACCTTGCCGTTGGTGAAGTAACCAAGCGATCCCATCAGGGCGTTGGCAACATCGACGTTGCCAGGCAGTCGGGTCACCGTGGTCCGGGCCGGCGCGCCGCCGTCGGTGCCGTGAGAGACCAGCGTGAGGCCGGACGCATTCAAGACACCCGTAGGCTGTTCGCTGGAACCGGAACCATTGATGGCCATGCGCTCCATGCGCAGGGCGACCAGTTCGCCGAGGTGGTTACGAATCCACGCCTCGATGGAATAGGCGTCCTGACGCAGCAATTTCTCCGTCACTTCGATGTAACCGGGCAAGCGTTTCGGGGAAATGCTCTTTTTGCTGGTGGTCGGGGTGATTTCGTCGGCCGCGCCAGTTTCGGATTTTTCCGTCGGCTCGCTGCCGGCGGTCATCACCGGGAAATCGACATCGCCGCGCAACCCGGTCAGCACGTTGGCTCCAAGGGCCCGAAGGTTGAGCGAATCAAGCAACACGTCGATGATGGGGCGCAGTTCGGTCGCGATGCGCTCGCCGCCGGCCCCATCGGACGTGGTCATGTCATTGCGGAAATACCGCGAGCCATGCTGCAAGACCACATTGGGGATCACGAGCGATCCCGCGCCATAGTCGACTTGATCGGCCTTGGCTTGGATCAAGGCTTCCTGATGCATTTCGCGCTCGAGCCCATTCACGTCGCCGCGCCCCATCGCGGCCATGAGCACATTCATGACCCGATAATCCTTCAGATCGCGCTCTTCGCCATCGGAAAGGCCGTTGTTCGCGGGCGGTCCGGGAATGTGGCGATTGCCCACGGGCTGACGCAAGGATTCATCCAACTTTTGCTGGCCTTCCTGATTCTTCTTGTTCTGAAGGTGGATTTCGATTTCAGCGTCAAGCGCGTCGATTTCCTTCTGGATGGCGTCCAGTTGCTTCTTCAATTCTTCGGAAATACCATCCGGATTTTCGTCAACAATCTTGTTGTATTTGGCCGAGGCGGCTTTCCGATCGTTTCGTAGTTTTTCGAGTCGGTTCATCGTGTTTGCTTTATGGATTTGAGGTTGTTCAGTGCGATTTGCCGCCGGAAATGGTCGGCCGAGTAAATAGTTTTGGATTCCGCGTCCTTGGGGTTTTCTTTGGCGCCAGGAGCCTTGGCAAAAACGGAGAGATCGTATCGATTGGCCGGATCACCATCGGACTTGTCACCGACCGCATCCGCAAATCCTTGGTCAACGGCTTCGCCCGCCGTCATCCAAGTCTCATCGGCCATCATGTTGGCGACTTCTTCCTTGTCGATTTGGGATCGGGTGGCGTATGTGTTGATGATCCCCTCCTTGATTTTATCGAGGATCTCCGCATCCTTGCGCAGGTCTGCGGCGTTGCCGATGGAGAACGTCCATGGATCGTGAATCATCATCAGGGCATTCTCTGCCATGATGATCTCTCCCCCCGCCATCGCGATGTAGGAAGCGGCTGAAGCCGCCAACCCGTCGACGACTGTCTTGACCTTCTTGCCGGAGTTGCGCAGAGCGTTGAAAATGGCAAACCCTTCGAACACGTCACCCCCAGGTGAGTTGACATGAAGGGTGATCGTGTCGCCCTTGACCTTTCCGATCAGATCCAGAACATCGAGAGCCGTCACCCATGGCCAACCGATAATGTCGTACATGTAGAGGTCGCCAGTTTCCGCATCCACGCGCAGTCCGGACCATTCGTCTCCTTCCAATTCGTTCTTCAGGTCCTTGAAGAATTGTTGGCACCGATTGCGATGCGAAGCTGCCTGAATTTGGTTCAAAAGCTTGTTTTTCATGACTCTAAAGCCTGTTTGAGGGCCTGTTTCCCGGCCTCGATCATGTTTTGAGGTTCGAGATAGATGTCCCCGTTCTCAATTGGATTCATGTCTTCGAGCCGACGGATGTCGTTGACGGACATCCAACCCCACTGGCGAGCCTTGGAATAGGCCTCAAACCGGGCTCCAAGGGCCCCGCGAAGCTGGGAATTAAGGTTGAATTTGAAGTAATAGCCCATCATCCGCTCTTGTTTGGTGAGCAGCCAGCGATTGAGCTGCTGTTCCCAAAGGACGCAGTGAGCCGCCAAGGTGTCGGTGACGAATTCAATGTTCTGCTCTTCAACGTTGGCGCGGGGCAGATTGGATTCGATGCCGACTTTGTGCGGAGGAACCCCGAAGAATCGCGCGATGTCCAATGCCTGATCCTTCCGAGACTCGGAAAACTGGCTTTCCTGATTACTCTGGCGGTTGTTGACCAATTGCAGCCCTTCCTCGAGAAGGAGGAACTTCCAATTCTTTTCAGGGCCTTCGTGCTCTTCCTGCAGTGCCTTCGTCAGGCGATTGTAAGCCTGATCCCCCAGCTGGGAGGGATGTGATGCCACCAATCCAGGGCGTTGACCGTTCCGGAAGAAGGCGGATGCGGAAGTCTCGAGTGCGATGGCAAGGCCGATCGCCTCACGAGCGGTGTTGACCAAGTCGCAACCATAGTATCCGCTGAAAGAGAGTCCTTTGAGGTGGAGGATATTCTTTTGGGAATAGGGTTCTCCGCGGACGTAGTAGCGAATCTTCTTGGTGACCTGGTCTCGCCGAATGTCATCAATTTCGGTGTTCTCGATCGGGATCAGCTCAACCGGACGATCCAGACTATCGCGCCGAATCTGAGCGAACGCATTGTTCCGGAGGGAGAGATTGGCCTGCATGGCCATGAGGAAATCGAACCCGGTGATCTCGGGATTGGGTTCGGACTTGAGCATGTCCGCGCGAATGTCGTCTTCGACTTCACGTTTCGATCCGTCGGAACCCTTCCGGTAGAGTTTTACCGGAGTGCTTGCCATGGCGCGGCTGATGACATTCACGCAGGCGAACACCGTGGAGACTCCCATGGCGTTCTTGGCGGTGACCTTGATTCCGGACGCGGCCGCAACTTGTCCCAGGAGGGTATTCGTCAGGTAATCCCATTCTGTGCCGGGATTCTTCAGGGTTCCCTGATTGACGAACACCGCCCTTGCTGCCTTTACGGCGGCTTTGGAGGCTTGGACAAGTTTCTTCACTTGTCCCAAGTTCTACATTTCTGTATTTTATGTCAAAAAGTAGGGTTCCGAAAACACATCAAAACTCAAGTAAAGTCAACGAAACTCACGTAGGATCAAGTAAAGTAAGCTAAACTCAAGGAGACTCATCGAAACTAAAGGAAAGTCAACTCATGATCCGGCGCATAAACAGCAAGCAAATCGATTCACAAACCTTTTATACAGTGAAAGAAGTAGCCGATTTCGCGGGTTGTGGAACGCGGAATATACGCAAGCACGTCGAGAACGGGAAAATTCAGGCCGTTCACCTTCCGGGGAAAATGTTGGTTGACGGCAGCGAGCTGATGGAGTTCCTGAGATGCCACGTCAACGGATGACTCGAAGACCTCGATGTTCATAAACCGATTCCCTTTGCCCTTCCTCTTCCAGGAGCCTTGCCAGACCGGTCACCGCCGCTGAAACCCCGTCGATCCGGAAAAACTGGTTTGTATCCTTCTTCGGTTTGATGTTGTCCGCGGGATCACGGTCGACCGTCACATTCTCCACGCACCAATTCATGACAGGATTCCCATCGTGGTGAATCCGCTCCTGAAGAATCAGCTTTTCAAACTCCTTGCATGGCGATGAAAGGGACGCATATCCCTGGCGAACCTGGACCACTTCAAAGCCGTCTTCGATCAGCTTGGGCGCGATCGCCGCCATGTTCCAGGGATCAATGCCAATCTCTTGAATATTGAAAAGCTCTTTGTGGCTATTGATGTCCTCGCGGATGAAGTCGTAATCCACCACATTCCCAGGAGTCGCCTGGATGAATCCTTCGCGATGCCAATCTGGATATGGGATTTTTTCCTTTCGCGCTCGGATCTCTAAAGTTTCCTCTGGAATGAAGAAACGGGGATACAGGAAAAGCGTTCGTCGCTCCCGGGTCGACGGGAACATGTAAACCGTGGCTGTCAGATCTCGCGTAGCCGAAAGGTCAACCCCAAGGAAACAACGTTGTCCATGGAGTTCACCGTCATCAAAGAAGTCGACAGAAAGCTTGCTCCACCGCTCGACATCGAGCCACTTGGTTTCCGCCTTGGTCCAAATATTGAATTGTTTGTTTTTGACCGCATTCTCGCGGGATGCCATCTGCTCGGCCTCTTTGACTTGGCCCTCGAGGTATTCCTCTTCCTTTCCCTGGCCGAGATTCGGGTTGGCCTTTTTCCACATGCGGCGGTCGCGATAGTCGTCGCCCTCGTCCAGGGTGAAGATCATGCCGAAGTATTTGTCATCGTCATACCCCTTGTTTCCGCGGAGCATATTGATGACGAATTCCCGCTGTTTCCAACAAACGCCCATCTGATTGAATCCGGCTGTCGTGATGCAAAGGATCAATGGTTGAGCCCTGGCGCCCATGCCATCGGCGAACACATCCCAAAGGGCTTCCCCTTTGACCGGCTCCCATGCATGGAGTTCATCGAATATCGCGAAGTGAGGATTAAGCCCGTCGAGTCGCTTGGATTCCGAAGAAACTGGTTTCATGACCCCTTTTCTTTCCGGGAATTGGAGATCATAGAAGGTCGCCTTGCCGTAGTCGTGCAATGGGGCGCATGCGTCATACAATGCCCGGCTGTCCTTGTATGCCAAAGACGCTTGGTCTTTGGAGGTGGCGGCGGTGTAAATCTCGGGCCCCTCCTCCTGGTCAGCGAAAAGCCCGTAAAGCCCAATCGCCCCGGCAAGGAAGGTCTTCCCGTTCTTTCTCGGGATCTCGATGTATGCCCGCCGGAATCTTCGCCGACCGGTTTTTCGATCGATCCATCCGAACAAGTTGGCGAGAACGAACACTTGCCACGGCAAAGGTTCAAAGGCCTTTCCGGCGAATGGCCCCTTGTAATGCTTGAGATGTCCGACAAACTCGAGAACGTGATTGGCTCGATGTTCCGAGAATTCGAACGGCCAGTTCTTTCGCCGCAGATCCTTCAGGTGCCTTTGGCATGCCCATTGAACGTAATCGCAAACGTTTTCCTTCCCGTTCACGACCCGGAGGGCGTAATCGGTAGCCGGGTGGACCTTGGTCCTTGAAAGCTTCATCGCTCCTTGACGAGCTGAATGATCGGGCTCGTGCTCTTGGCCGGCTTCTTCCCACCGGCTTCTTTGAGGGTGAGCTTGAATTCCTTGAAGATTTTCAGCATCCGTTGCCAGGCGTCCTGCATCTGGCCGACTTCCGGATATTCGCGATAGAGGTAATCGCCGGACATAGTTTCCGATCGATACGTGTGCGCGCCGTGCAGCGCCAAGGCAGCGCGAGCTTGCATATAATCCATTGCGGCGTCGCTGGCCAACTGGGCTTGTATCATCGCGCCGCAGTCCTGCTCAAGAATCAGGTCCTTAACGAGTTGCGGGAACTCGGGGAGCTTCTCGACCACAACAGTCCGTGGCTTCTTTTTCGCCCTGGCCGCGCGTTTGGGTTTGGTCTTGGTTGGCATATATTATACGCTTTCTGTTCCTTTTTAAGCTTTTGCTTAAAAACATGCCACGCACTTTTTGTGTC